TTGTGGTATGTATTGTGTACCAACTGGACCAAATATTCTCACACAACTTGTTGGTCCGAATGTTCTATTAACTGCTATTAATGAGTTTGATATAGCAGGTAAATTTGGTGAAACTACAATAGTTTCATTGATGTAGTTAACACTAATTACAGTAAATATGGTACCATTTCCTGTTATCTTAACAGTATCACCAGCATAAACTATATCTTTTAATGGATATGTAGGATCACTATACACACCATTATTCATTATATCATATGCACCCGTTAATACCTTAATATTTATAACGTTAGATCCAGAGTTTGCTTGGACATAAGCAACGTTGGCATAAGTCAACCAAGTATTATTTTGTAGTGTTACAGTATTGGATGTATAATCAACTGAATTGACTTCACATTTTACATATGGACCATTAGCTGTTGTTATTTCTACAATATTGTTGGTGGAAATAAACGTTGCAATATTAGCACCAACTAAATTACTAAATGTAATAATATTATTACTCTTATTTGTAAAGTCAGTAACCATTTTTACAGTACTACCAGCATAACCAGTATAATCTGCTAATGGTAAACCAGTAAATAATGCATCCTGACTATGGAAAGAGTAGTTACTTTCGGTTTCCATTGCATATCTTCCCAGAACATTAGTTCCAGATGGATGCAATAGATTCAATAATATTTCGCGATACTTTGCAATTTCCTTATTAACGGTTATTTGGTAGGTATAATTATTATATACCTCATTCTGTAACACGGTGAAAGAACTTGGTTGTCCTTGTGTATTCAGATATTGACCCTGACCAACAACCAGACCATTCAAGAATACTGCACTTGCTTTTGCTGTACCATCACCATAACTAGCAAACCCTTGGATATTCAATCCAGTAATTAAAGGATATTGACTTTCATAACCAATTGGAACCTTATTAGCAATGTTAATTACAATATTATTTCTATCAATCTTTAATGGTAGTGTTGGATCTGGTATAGATGTATATTCAAACAATCTTAAATTATAAAGTGTTTTTGTTGGATCTACATCAGGTATTAATAAAGTGTATGAATCTACAAAGGCAATGTATGAAGAATTATTACTATTAATGCCTTGATATATTATATCACCCTTTATTGGTGGTTTAGTCACCAATATATTAGATACTACAATGTCTTGTACTTTAAGTGAAACGTTTGGTGTTGCAATATAATCTTCACCAAAGTTCAATATGTTAATAGATGTTACTGCTCCTGCTCTATCTGTTATTGAAGATAGTCTTGCACCAGCACCTAATATTCCAGTAACTGTTATAATGGCACCTGATGCACCAACATTTGATGATTTTACAGATACTGTTGGTAGTTGTATATCATATCCCATTCCACCTAAAGGATATATAGATTTACCTTGTATATAAGAAATGCCTGTTATGGAACCACTTGAGTCAACAGATGTGACATTTGCAAATGCACCATAACCAGAACCACCAGAAAACACTATCGTATCATTTGCATGATATCCAGTACCACCACTGATTATTTGTATTGGGGATAATATACCAAATGAACTTATTAGAGTATTATTTAAAGTATCATTTGAATATATTGATTGTGCTGCTATATCGGGTTGGTTCGTTATTCCACCACCCTGATTCGTTACCAATACCGATGAAATTGGATATGTGGAGAAAGATATAAAAGATAAACTATTTGCAAATGATGTATTTGCATTTGATGTTGGGTGACCAGATAAGAAACTAAATGTTGTGTTACCAATAGGAACATTTTTACCTAACCCAATAGCATTGGTGGGCATATATGTAACATTTGCAATTGCACCACCAGCAGAGTTTGCAACAGTGATTACTGCTCCATGTGCTGATGTGTTAACAGAATTTACATTTGCTGTTATACCCAAAACACTATTAGCAGCAACTCCTATATTATACCCAACTGCAATGATTTTACCATTAGCATCTACAGACGAAACGTGTGCAAAATTATATGGGTTAGAGTTAATTACTACATAAATTGGATCATTATTTTGATACCCAACTCCACCATTAGATATTGTTATGAGTGGTAATAAATATGGTGTTAATGAACCAACAACCGCAGAGGGTGTTTTAGCACCACTATTTAAATTGGAGAATGATATAACTGTGTTAGGATCATTTCTATATCCAAACCCACCATCATCAACAATAATACTTTTTACACCACCAGTCGTAGTTTGTCCAACAACTGCTGATGCACCAATACCTGTTGATGAATTCAAACCGCCATATACAACTACTGGATCACCAGACTTATAGAATGATCCTCTATTCTTGGGGTCTATATTTATTTGACTAATCTGACCAACGATTTTGGCACGTAATGTTTCAGCACCAGGTGTGTTAGCAGATACTTGAGTTCCATTTTTAAAATATACTGGTTGATTTGCATTATCTACAACAATAATATATTCACCAGATTGAAAGAGTCTTTCAATATTTGAAATGAATACTTCTGTTTTTGTTCCAGATATTGTAGAGTTTTCTATAGTAGCAATAGATTTGGTTGATTCACCAAATATTCTATAATTGCTTATATTTAAGAAGTTAGGGTCATCTGTTGCCAATCTTAAACTTTTAAATACAAACCACGTTCCAGCAGATGCTCTGAAAACAAAATCTCTTGTGTTGAATGATTCAAAATCAGAATCATATAATATTCTAAAAAGGAATTCAAATGATGGGTTAGTTCCCTTTGTTTTGTATAATTCTCTGGCAAATCTTATTAATCTGTTTTGATCTATTAATACATCTTTTGGAAAATTCTGTAGAAAATCATTAACATAATAATCTAAAAATTGTTGTGTTGTAGAATCAACATCTTGATATGTTAAGATATTTTTACTAAAATCTAAGACATTACCATTTTCTTCCATCCAAGAATAGTATGCCTTTATAAATGCTACAAAATTAGCATAGTTAGGATCATCCCTGATATACTCAGGAAGTTGAGATGGAACGAATAGAGAAGTTTTTTGTATACTATCCATCATTACGATTTTGCTGTTATACTAACTGTAATTGCATTTGGATCAAAAGGGTCAACTGTTATTATTTTATTACGTCCAGAGGATATAATAGTTGTCGTTGGATTAACAGAAATTGCAAGTTGTCCTAATGGGTTATCTATCTCAATTGGAGAGAAAGAATTTAATGTCACGACACCATTTACATAATCCACTGTACCAATGTTTGGATTCAATATAGTTTTTGCTTGTTGGTCATTATTATAATATGATCTTAATGTTCCATACTGACCTTCTAATATAACTACAGCAGCAGCGTTACGTCCTGTTGTGTCTGATGAAGATGGAGTTATAGATGCTATAGCACTGGTGTAATTATTTCCTGATGTCAATACAGAAATTGATTTTATTGTTCCATTATCATTAATAACTGCTTCTGCTGTTGCACCTTGTCCATCCCCCAGTATAGTAACAGTTGGTGCATACTGATATCCGAAACCTGCATTGGTTACTTGAATTGTTGAAACACCTCCAGTTGAAGATGGGATTTCTTCAATATATACACCATCAATAATGTTTGCAAGGTTGGTTGGATCTCTAAATTGTACCGATGGGTAACTTGATATACCACTCTGGAACATTCCTTTCTGTAAAGGTATGCCGAAGAACATGTTGTATGTAGTTGGTGTAGTTAGGTTAGGATATATTTTCTTTTGTAATTTTATTGATATTTCGTTTGCTATAATAGATGGGTTAGCATTCTTTATAGCAATCATCAAATCACTTGATGAGAATGTTGAGTTAAATGTGTTTAGGTTTGTTGTTGCATAATTGCTTATTGTTGCAGTAACAAGGTTCTGTAAATCACTAGAACTTAAATTTGTTTTGGATGGATCATACAATACACTAACATCAATTTTGATGTATGTGTAGTCTGGATCTACAATTGTAGGTACTACGGTCATCACAGAAATAGGTGCAAGTACTTGGCTTACTATAGTAGTCTTCTGAGTGTCTGTTAATGTGTAACCACCAGTAGGTTTCAAACAGATATAAACAACACCATACGATGGAGGATTATTTTCCTGTCCACCCCACACATTCACGGCATCAAATGTAACACCAATATTATTTTGTTGTATAAGTGTAATATAATCGTCTTTTGTTACAGCACGATTTTGTGCAGCAAATGCTTTAGGTGCTTGGAATTTTATAGAAGAAATGGATTCTTTTTCAGTTCCTGCTGATGCTGGAGTCTGTCCATATACAGTAGTATTGGTGAAACCAGATACAACATCCATCATAACAAAGTTATTAGCACCGTGTGCTGAGATTGCTTGTGTTGAGATGTATGATACTTTTACTATATTACCATCTGTCAGTTTATTTCCTATTACACCATCACCAAAAGTTAAGGTGTAGTTACCATTCAACCCTTCTTCCAAGAAATAAATCAAACTAGTGTCTAAGTTTACTGCACCAGTTCCAGTTAGAATTGAATATGGAGATGCTTCGGAATAGATTTGATAATTTGTATTTGATATTGATTGCTGAACTAGTACTTTAATTGTACTTGTATCAATATTAGCATCTGGAACTTCAAATGTGTATGTTGGGTTTGATGTTGAATCAACAGTGAATGTGTAGTTTACTGGTATACCTTCCTTCAATTCTACGTTATAGAAGGTTGCTGTATTAGTGTTAGTATCAGTATTTACGGTTGTTGAATCTGTTGTTATGAAGTTATAGTTTATACCATTTACTGATTCTGATAAAAAATTAGTATATGATGGTAGTGTTAAACTAGAATCGGTAACACCACTTGCTATTACAGTAACATATGCTGTTGGTGCAATTGCTGATTTTGGTACGTAATTCAATAACTTAGCATGAGATACAACGGATGAACGTTGTAATGCAGTATCAAAGAACATTTCATTAGCAACCATGTTCAGATAGAATGCATTATATTGTGTATTGTATGCTAGAACATCTAGTAATACAGATAGACCAGACCCATCAAAGTTATAGTCTTTAAACGTATCCTGAGATCCCAAGAACGTTTTTAGATTACCTTTGATTGTATCAAAGTCTAATCCGACTAATTGTACATTTGAATTTGCTCCCGCCATTACCTTGTCCTTTTCAGAATTATGTTGATGCCTGTTGGTGTTGTATTATTACCGATATAAAAAAACATAGATACCTGATAAGCATCTTGGTCAGGGTATGCATTTATAGAGATGTTTGCAACTGATGCCCTTGGTTCATAATTATTAATGGTTCTAACTATTTCATCCTCTAGTAAACCGGCTGTTAGAGGATTTATTGGTTCAAATAATAACTTATTTATTTGTGATCCTAACAGGGGTTGAAAAGGTCTTTCAAAAGGTCCAGTAAGCAATAAATTTTTGACAGAACGAATTACTGCCTGTTCATCGTAACTGAACGACACATCTTTAGTTCCAGGTTGAGGTAAAAACCTCAAGTCTAGGTCTGAGTAAGTTGTATTTTGTATTGCCATCTTCTATTTATGGTGTTATTTGGGTGGTCCTACGGTTCCACCCTGTGGATCTGCGTGAACATGAGTATTGTATAATATACCACCAATCAATGCACCACCAGTGAGTGTTGATAATCCTGATGCAGCAAATGCACCAGTAATTGCCGTAGCACCTGTTATAGCAGTTGCACCTGTGATGAATGTTGATCCAGTAATACTTGTTATTGGTGCCAAAATAGTAAAGAATGGCATTGTTGCTATTAAACCAATAGTACCAGTTATTACATGAGGAAGTGGTTCTCCACCTGCTATTGGTACGCCACCAAGGATGTTTAACGATCCAACGGCACTGATATGACCACCAGCATTCAAATTACCATAGGCTGCTACAGACTGTTGTCCAATTATATCACCCCTTACATTAAGGTCACAGTTGACATAAACAGCATCTGTTGCCTGTAGCGTGATATCAGATGCAGTTATTATAACAGAACCTGCCACCGAAGTATCCATATCACCTTCAACAGTTTGAGAGCAATCACCACTGACTATTAAATTAGCATCTCCACCAATGTCAGCAATAAGATTACCATCAACTTTTAATTCAGTATCACCATAAACATGAACAGTACATGCTCCTTGAATGATAACATCATTATCATTTACTACAACATTAAATCCATTACCAACTATCTTATGAACAACATCACCTGATGCCTGATATTCTGTAAATGAACCAGAACGATGTTGGTGTCTTATTCTTTCGTTGCCTGGAGTGTCATCCATTTCCATAGAATGACCAGATGCGGTTACAGTGGCATTATTATATGGGTACTTTGGTTGATTTTCTACAGAACTTGGTGTTGGTTCAAACTTTAAACCCATATTATTTTACCGAATCTCTTAATTTGAAGAATTCATGCATGTGATCCAATCTATCTTTATTTAGAATAGAACTAATCATTTGTTCCGTATGTTCCATCTTTGTTGATAAAACATTTTTTACATCAGTCATTGATTTTTCCAACTCTGGATGTATTTCATTATCAACATTTGAAGTAGTTTCTCTCAAAGATTCATGATGATCATTTACAGAAGATATTTTGTCTTGCAAATCATTGATATGATTTTGTAAATCTTCAAAATGAAACATCAATTCTGCCATTTTGGGGTGTAGTTCTTCTTCCATAATATTTACTCTATGTTACAATTGAAGTTATAGTTTCATCTACACCAGGAATATCAGGCGGTATGTTCTCTGGTGCTGTTGTTCCAGCTTCGGCATTATTGGTAGAAGTTGTTGTGTCTGTTACTGCTTTAACCTGATTTTTAACCATAGTTACCATACTATTTTGTAATGCAGTCAAACAGTTTGTAACTAGTTGTAATAATTTAGCAGGTAGTGACATCATGAATGTGATAAGTTCTTGTGCTGCATCTATCCATTCTTTTAATGTCTTTATTTGTTTCTTTACCCAATTCACATATACTTCAATTTCTTTTATCTTTGCTTTGATTGCTTTGACTGCATTTTTTATCATCTCTACTACTGGATCTATCAAATCTGTTGATACCCACTGAGCAAAATCTTCTAATGCTTTAGTATTTACTGCTGGAAAAAGTTCAAACTCTACTTTTATCTTTTTGAAAAGTGCCGGTAATTTGATACTACATGTGTGTGCCGGAAGAGTATTGTTTAGTGCTGTAGTTGTGTTAGCAATAATCCCCTGTGCAAATTTAGGAAGACTCGATCCATCCTGTTGTGATACAGGAGAACTATTTGATGCGCCAGGTGGTGGAACTGGTGGTTTAGTTTCTGTTGGTGTTCCGTTAGATGAATATTTTTGTGGAGCATAGTTTGGTGAAACACCAACAGGATCTTCATGACCTGGTATCGTATATCCAATATCAAGTTGTTTTGCAAAATTTGTTGCATCAAGTTTATTTTCCGATGTATAAACATCTTCCCCAGTTACTATATTTTGAACAACATATGTCGGTGGAGGTGTTTCTCCACTGGGTAAAGCACTGTATTGATACTCTATGGTTCTATAGTCCCCATTTTTTGATACCGTACTATACACATTATAACTTGATACTGCCATTTTTATAACCTATTCTTTTATATAAGGTAATACACCCATCATTATTGGAAACTGTGCAGACTCTCCGTCCATGAAGAAACCAACAATCCAATCACCAACCAATGGTGACGAAAATGTGTGTGAACTGTTGACAGGATTCATTGGATGTGCCCAAGGAAGTTCATTTGTTGGTAATATACTTTTATTGTCACTATGCCATCCCATTATACGGACACGGCATCTTCCAGCAGCAAGTGGGTCTATTCTATCTTCAACAATACCCATCCACCATATAAAATTGCTAATACCTAAGAAGTTGTTTCTATTCATTAGTTGTTATTGTTTTGATTACCAGTTACAAATCCATTCCAAGTAGAACTATTAGGGTCAACACCAGAGTAATTCATTATTCCACTATCCTTACATATTTCTATTACACTTATATATGATATAGGTGTAATGATATGTCTTACAGCACTGATTAAATATTTACCAGATAAGTATGGGTCTATAGGTCTTGACCCCTTTTCGTTCATCTGGTTCATACTGGATGCTGTGAAGTTGATACACATACCAGCAAAAATACTAGAGTTTCCTGGAACAGTTAGTTTTAATCTAGTATAATTAGCAAGAGATAATTGTGATACTCTATTTGGTAGATATTGTTCTACACGATAATCATTGGATACACTACCTGGCTTATTTTTTATATAAGCAACATCACTTTGTTGTCCCATGTTGGTTATCATCATACGTAATACACCAGCTTCCATATCTTTTGGTGGTGTATCAAATAATTGTTTCCCATGTCTATTTTTATAATTATTGGTTACAGGGGAACCATTTAATGTTGTTGATTGTTTATAATATTCATTATAATTAAAATCTGTAGTAGTTTTCTTTCTTCTTATGGGGTCAACTGATATAACTCTGTTGGCAAATGTTCCTCTGTTCATTGCATCCAAAGTATCAACATAGTTCAATACTTCAAATTTTAGTACAGAAGTCATCTTTGCAAACACATCATTTGATATGTTCTTCGGATTATAAAGGAAAGATAACACAGCATCTGTTTTGTACATATGTTGCAATGATGTGAAGAAATAACCTATCCTATTCTCAAAGAATAGGATGTCAGCACCAGTTGTCCCAGATGAAGGTAACGCATAGTTTGATAACCAGTTGATGGTTTCTATAGGTTTCTTGTTAGGTAACACAAAATCATATGACCCAATTGTATCATCAACATAAAGTTGTTTCTTTCCAGTGCCACCAATTTTTAAATAAGTATTGCAGATATCAGCAACCATATCAGATATTTTCTGTCCTTTATAAGATTTGCTTATTCTATATTGTTCTGAGAGTAAATATTCTTCTGAACAAAATTCTATCTTATAGATTTCATGGTTGTTACTAAGGTCAAATCTTCTATCAGACACAGAGAATACTCTGAATACTCTGTCTACAGATATTGGTAAGTCATCTGATTTCCTAAATCTAACTACTATAAACTCTGTACCACCAAGAGAAGCAAAGTTTAGAATACCAACAGAGTCGGATATAACAACATTACCGGATATAGTATTGTTGTAGATATCTTCAAAATAATTCAACTCTACCATATGTGGTAGTAAATCTAATGCACCAGAAAAACCAGGAGCGAATAAAGCAAGAGATTCTAACTTATAATCGGTAGGATAATTAAGTTTAGAAGTGGGTGTATTAGGATTAAAATCTACCATATTATCTCATCACTGATGCCAATTGACTATCCATGTCATTTGCGTAAACGTCTTTGATTAGATTAATCTGTCTTTTAGATTCGTTTAAATTATACTCATAGTCATATATGGAAACGATTCTACTATCCATTTCTTTTGTTGCTATAGACCCATCCGAAAATGATACAGAAGTAGAGTATGGTTGAACATTTATATATGTGTCTTGGTCAACTTCTATAGTAACTGTTTGTTTTTGTGAACCATTACTATTAAAAGTAGTATAAGATTGTTCATAATGATGCACAGTATTTTTCGTATATGATAGTACATCCATACTTGCAGTATTTGCTTCAACAGCATACTTGTCATTCATGTATATCATGAAGTTAGTATAGTCCATTGGCCAATCTGCATTAGCATCAAAAAGACCATTAGCATACATTATCTGCCAATATCTGAACTGATTGTTATAATACTTGTATGCTATTGATTCTGGTTTGTCCGAATCTTTAATGTTATACTTGTAGAAAAGATAAACATTATTTTGTAACGAAGGCAATAAATATGCCCTTGATAACAAATTAGTTACAGTAATATAATTACCATTAAAATCTGGTTGATTTATTGTTGGTAGTGTGTTAAAATATTTCATAGTTGTATAGGACCATTACTTGGTATTGGGCCAACCATTTTGTCTATTTGACCAACTATTTGATCGGCATTTTTACTGAGTTCATAATTTACTGTGTTTTTAGGAGCAATACCTGGACTCTGCTTAGTAACGATATTGATTTCAGAGAATCGTAATGATAATGTTGTTTGAATTGGAAATCCATCTTGATATGATGCCCATCCATTAGGTGCATAGTTAACAGATACATCTTTTAATACACAATCATTTATTGTAAATATCTTTGCTTGTTTAGCATTTGTTATATCAGTCGTTGGGTTACTGCCTGATATGATTTTAGAAAACTGTGTTCCCAATAAGTTACCTATAGTATTTTGCAGAACGTTTCCTATTTGAGTAGCAATTCCGTTGTCTCCAAGGAATTGAAATTTTATTCTGAATATCTGTGGTGGAATTAGGAACTGTCCACCTACACCATCAGTTAAATCGGGTAGAGAATAGTATGCAAAAGTTTTAACTATTTGGTCAACGGATTCTGCTTCTTTTGCGGATGCTGGTGTGAATGTAAATTCAAATGAGAATTCTCTAAGGTTAGTTCCTTGATATAATAACTGTAACTGTGGATTTGGCACTCTCTTTAGAGCATTCTGTAATAACAAAGTAGCATTTTCTTTATCTCCACCTGCTGCACCTATTAATGCTCCACCTGCAATTGCAGTAGCACCACGTTTCAAATCTTCTATTGTTGATAATTGTGCTATGTTTGATGGATTCGTTTTGAGGGAATCCATATTCTTCATTACGTCTGCTGTAGCATTACCAACATAACCAGCAAGACCAAATGTTTTTGATAAGGAAGCATCATGATAATTAGAACTGAAATCTGCTATCAATGTATCTGGCATGTAGAGTGATACATATGCTAGTGGTTGGTCATTAACTGTTGGTTTATATGAACCTGGTTGTGCTAACGGTCCATAGTTTGTAACAAATTGTTTTATTTCACCTGGTGCGGTGTTTGATATTTTTTCAAGAGCAGAATTTATACCAGATGATAAGTTTGTGTCACCAGTAATACCTTTTACTGATTGTATTGCATCTGAACCAACTTGTTTAGTGGCATTAACTAATGAAGTTGCACCTGATTTTGCTGATGCTGCCCAACCATTAAGTGTTGCAGAAGGTAACTGAACACCAGAAGATGATAAAGCAGCACTAGTTGCAGCAGTTAATGCGGTGTTTAGTGCACCACTTATTTGATTATATGCTCCTTCAACCACTGGATATGTGTAGTCGTGGACAGAGAACTGAACTGCATGACAATATTGTGGGTTTGTTGCCAAATCCAATGGATATACCAGTTTAGTGTAATCTATGTTCTGTCCCAAAAGATTATCAAGTAAATCAAATGGTAACTTGACTCCACTGATATTCAACGGTGTTATTTCTATTGATGACATTTAGTTCTTCTACATATAAGTTTATACATAATCTATTTATATGGCATACAAAGGAAAATTTACACCAAGAAATCCACAAAAGTATGTGGGTGATCCAACAGGTATCATTTATCGTTCCTCATGGGAATGTAAGATAATGGATAGGTTTGACAAAGACCCCAATGTGATATCTTGGGCATCCGAAGAACTTATCATACCTTACATCTCACCCATTGATGGAAGATATCACCGATACTTCCCTGACTTCTTAGTAAAGATACGAAACAAAGAAGGTGCAATCCGTACATTCCTTGTAGAAGTTAAACCTCTTAAACAATCAAGACCACCAGAAAGAAAGAGTAGAATAACCAAGAAATATATCACTGAGGTTGCTACTTGGGGAGTTAATCAAGCAAAGTGGAAAGCTGCTATAGAGTACTGTGCTGATAGGAAATGGCAGTTTATTGTTATGGCATCTGTAGATGGTTCTGAGTTTGTGAACCTAACAGAGAAAGATTTATTACTAACCTAAATAGAATCATGATGAAAGAATCAAAATTAACAACCCTTACCAAAGAACGATCCGCTGCTGATATCTCTAGATTAAGTAGACAATCTTTCACGTGGTTAAGAAGCAAAGTTTCTAAGATGAGAGATCCTGCATCTTTGGCAAAAGGGATAAAGGGTGAAACTGCTAGAAATACTAAAAGATTCCTGATAGGTGGGTTATACTATTTCTATTACAATCCAAAGGGTAAAAATGATTTACCTTATTATGATATATTCCCTATGGTATTACCTTTACATAGGTACAATGATGGGTTTCTTGGATTGAATCTGCACTATTTACCTATAAAATATAGAATAGCATTTCTAACTAAGTTACTTCCACTTGCAATACTTGATGACAATGATGAAATAAAAAGGTTGAGAATCACATACGAGATATTGAAAGCAAGTAGAAGATATAAAGAGTTTAAACCTTGCATAAAGAAGTACTTGTATACTCATATGCAATCTAAAATACTGGCAGTGTCACCAGATGAGTGGGATGTAGCAATGTACCTACCTGTACACCAGTTTAAGAAAGAATCGGCACAAACCGTTTGGGAAGAATCTGTACAACAAATAAAGAACGACAAGTAAAATGCCAAAATCAATTTCGGATTTTCAATCAAGTTTTAAACAGGACTTAGCAAGACCAAATAGGTTTGATGTATTCATCCCTATCCCTTATTTACTATTACCATTTTACAGTAGTGGCGCTAGTCAGTTAGCACTTAGATGTAACTCTACAGAATTACCTAGTAGAACATTAGCAACTGTTGATAGAAAAATAGGTTCAGTGCCTGTTCAGAAGTTTCCCAACTTGTCAATGTACAATGACATAGTACTTGATTTTTATGTTGGTGGAGACATGAGTGAAAAGATGTTTTTTGATGCATGGTTAGAAGTTATCAACCCATCATCAAATTTCAACTTTAAGTACAAGAAAGATTATGTGACTGAAATTCAAGTTAATCAATATGATCAAAACAATCAATTGTCATATAGTGTTGTACTCATTGATGCTTTCCCCATTGCTGTTAACCAACTTGACCTAGATTGGTCTAATGATGGTTATCATAAACTTTCAGTGGTGTTTGCATACACATACTGGACTAATAATATGTTACAAAATATTGGACAAAATATTGCTACTCAGGCACTTTCTGGATTAGATAATATACTTAATACAACAAACTTTTAATTGATTTGAAGGAGAATATAACATGGCATTGCCTAGAATTGATACACCCATATATGATATAGATCTTCCACTTTCACAAAAGAATATACGGTTTAGACCTTTCTTAGTGAAAGAACAGAAGAATCTTTTGATGGCAATTGAAGCTGATGATAAAGATACTATTGAAAAGAATGTAAAGCAGATTCTTCATAACTGCACACTAACAGAAGGTATTGATATTGAGTCATTGCCTGTTGTTGATGTGGAGTTTTATTTCTTACAACTTCGTGCTAAGTCAGTTGGTGAAATTGTAGAGAACAAATATATTTGTAATAATGAAGTTAATGGTACCGTTTGTGGTAATTCAATGGATGTTAAGATTGACTTAATGGATATTAAAGTTGAGAAAGATCCAAACATAAGTGATGTCATTCAACTAACCAATGAAATTTCAATCAAATTGAAGTATCCACAATTCTCAACTATTGAGAAGATAACCAGTAAAAGTAATTCAGTTGATGTGGCATTTGATATTGTATCAGATAGTGTTGAATACATCTTTGATGGTAAACAATATTATTATGCTTATGAGTCAACACCACAAGAGATAGCAGAGTTTATTGAAAGTTTAAGTACAGAGCAATTCAATAAGATTGAGAACTTCTTTTCTAGTTTACCTAGAATTAAGAAGACAGTGGAAATAAAATGTAGTAAATGTGGATTTGATCATAGTATAGAGTTAGAGGGGTTACAGAATTTTTTCGGGTAACGTTCCGTCATGACAACCTAGCAAACTACTATACTACAAACTTTTCCCTAATGCAACATCACAAGTATAGTTTGACGGAACTTGAAAATATGATACCTTGGGAAAGGGATATTTATTTGAACCTATTAGTCAATTACATTAATGAAGAGAATGAAAAGATAAAACAACAACAAATGAAACGATAAATGGCAACACAGACACTCAATACATCTAGATTTGTGGACATGATGAAGAATCAATATGATCCATCTGTCGTTTCAAAAGTTAGTTCAACATCCACTGCTATTCGTGTAGGTGAAACTGAAGCAAACATTCTTGCCAAGTTATATGATTTTCTTGTTGATAGTAGACAAGAATCTAAAATGGAAGATAAAAAACAATCTCAAAAACAACAAACTGTAGTAGGATCTACTGCAACTCCATCCGCAACAAAAACAAAATCAGGTAATCTATTTAACAGTGGTATGATGACAGGACTGAGTATACTCGGTATTGTTGCAGTTGGAACTGGTGTTTATATGTTTTCTGATGAAATACAACAAAAAATCCAAGAGTTGGAAGATGTATTCTCCACCTCAGAAATAGGAAAAGCATTTGATAAAATTAAATCAATGTTTGATTTTAGTGACATACTATCAAAAATTGGTATTGGTGGTTCATATGGTGGTGGAGATGTTGGTTATGATGCTGACGAAGAAGGTGCCAAGAAAGCAGCAGAGCAATATCTCGGTAGAGGAATATCAGGAAAAGAGTGGGATGAATTATTACGTGCTACCCATGCAGAAGCTGGCGCCAAGACAAATGTAAAAGAAGAGGGAATGGTATTTGCTACTATTTTAAATAGAGCAAGAGAGGAAGGTGGTGAAGATTCTATCACCAAAGTTCTCAATAAACAAGGACAGTTCCAAGCAGTAACTGGAACTAAACAAGCACCTGGTCCTTCAGAACAATATAGAACAGGTCCACAGGGACAGAGAAAAGAATCACTATTCTATGCTGCTAAGAATGTACTACCAGCAGTATCAAGACAACAAACACAGTTTACTGCGGCTAGTACTTCTGCATATGGTGCAGGTACTAGCACTGGATACAGAGATAAAATGCTTGCAGATGGTGGGACTGTTGTTGGTGGAAGTGTATTTAATACAAGTGGTCCTGCTCAATCAGAAAAAACAGTGGAAAGTGCTAGTGGAAAAGGTCCATTGGACTATGCGAAATCATTCCTTGGGTTTAATGAATCAAGCAATCCACAACAACTAAACTCATTTATTGGTAGTAATTTTCAATCTTGGGACGTTCAAAAACAACCTTGGTGTGCTGCCTTTGCTAATTCAGTCCTTCATGCTACAGGATATCAAGGAACAGGAAGTGGATCTGCTTCTAGTTTCTTAAATATGCCAGGTGTTGTTTATGATGCTAGAACTGGTCAAGGTGATCTTAATGCATGTCAACCAGGTGATGTTGCAGTATTCTCAAGGCAAGGTGGGGCACATGTTGCCTTTGTACAGAATATATCAAGCAGTGGTATGACTGTTATTGGTGGGAATCAATCTGATAGGTCATCTGGTGGTGCAGTAACACAATCTCAAAGAGGTTTTTCTGAATTATTGGGCATAAGAAGACCTGGTGTTTCTGGAGTTTTGGGTAGTCCAAAAGCATCAGTGGTTACTCAAACACCAGTACCTTTACCAATACAACAGAAGAAGAGTATAAAACAACCTAAACAGATTGTTTATGTGAATCAGTCAGAAACCAATGTCAATATGCAAACAAATATAACAACACCACAATCACAAGATCTATCTCCACAAGAGGTTGCGAGTGGATTATTACACTTATCTTTTAACAGATAAAAGAGATTAAAATGGCCAAGAAAAGAAGTAATAAAAGTATAGCAAATTTAGTAGATAAACTAAAAGCACAAGATACTCTTATATCAAATTATGCAAGAGAGAATGATAAACTTTCAAAAGAAGGTGCTAATGTTCGTCTTGATAAATTAGAATCCAATTTAATATCATTAACTAATATACTGGTTTCCATGACTGATGTTAATAAAGTATTAGTTAGTAGATTATCAAAAACTATGGGAACTGAGGATGATAAAGTATCTACCATCAGTACTACTACTGTTAGACCAGTAAAGAAGGGCGATTCTACCGCTGATGTCTTGGCAAAGATATACACTTTTTTTGTTAAAACCAAAGAAGATGATAAAAGAAAGGGTGAAATAGATAAGGATTTTGCTCAAAAAAAGATAAACGAATCAAAAAGAAAGAAAACAACAGTTAGCAGTGCCACACAAAAAGTTGATAAACCATCAAGTAATCCTATCCTATCTTTATTGGGAATGGTTTATGGTGGTGTTAAAGGTTTGGTTGGGTTTATAACTGGTGGATTGGTTGGTATTATTGGTGGTGGTTTGGGTATGTTAAAAGATACAATTATTGGTGGATTATATAATATCCCTGTGATTGGAACTTTAATGAGAATTGGTGAGAGTGGTATAAAAGGTTTACTTGGTTTATTTAAAGTGGTTGGTGGTATTCTTCGTATTGTCACTGATTTATCAATGGGAATTGGTAGAATAGTTGCTAGAATAGTATTTAAAGTTATTACTAGTTCATCTGGATTGATTTTTAAGGTAATATCTCCTTTACTTGCTAATTTATTGAAAATGACATTCAAAGGAACAAAAGGATTTGCCGGTATGCTTGATGTAGCCGGTGAGGCAATGGGACTTGGGAGCTTAGGAACTGCTGGTGCAACTATTGCAACTATTGCTGGTGCAATGGGAATTGGTGAATTTTTAGAATCAAAAGAAAGATCGGTTCGTTATGGACCAGAGTGGGCAGACTTAGATAAAAGACAGAAACAATTGGAAGATGATTATGAAAATAAAATAATCCCTCTTCGCAAAAAATCTGGAGGTGATCCAAGAGCTCTTGTCGCTGCTGAAGAAATGAATCAAAGAAGGATTCATGAATTAAATCAAATACCAAAATTAAAAGAAGAAGCAATTAACAGATATGTTGATTCTACAGTTACTCCTGCTTTTGAAGAAGCAGGATATGAAAAAGTTATACAAGATAGGGATGGACCAGTTCTTGGGTTTCAGAATAAATCAAATCATGGAGAATTTATAAAATATGCCGCTCTTGGAGACACTAAGGATGATTTGTTTACGTTGGACCCCGAAAGAGTCACTAAAATTGTTGGTTCATATAATGCAAAGAAAGCATTAGCAGAAGCACCAAAACAATCGGCAGATTATCTTTATGATGAATTTTCAAAAACTGATGTGGGGAAATCTGTAATATCAAAATCAGATGATTTTGGGGATAGGATATCTGAATTAAATAAACAAATGGAGTCTGTAACTCCAACCACACAACCTACATCTACACCAGTGAGTAGGTTTATACCACCTATTATGGATAATGACATGGTGGAAAGTAGTGAACCGATTGTTATTAACCAACCAACAAGATCTACAACTAATACATCAGAAGAACAAACAGGTGGAAGTGCTTCAATAAGAAATCCTAACTCTACAATCTATAGAACTATAAATTATGAGTTTATGAAACTGGCACCATAAAAAGAAACCCCTCCGAAGAGGGGTTCTTATTTTGAAGATTAACTATTCATCCATTTCTGCCAACTTGGAGAAGTATGCCATATCGTCATCATCCTCAGTGGTAGAACTATCAGTCCAACCAGCACCAGAATCCTGTGCAACTGGTGCAGATCTTGGAGTAGATTCCTTAATCTGTTCTACTGTAGT